TTATGTTTATTGGGTATATTACTGACCAGTTTTAATATTTACCCACTTAATATCTTTCTGAGTTTCATTGGTTCTTTTCTTTGGACTTGTACAGGCCTTGTACAAAATGATAAACCACTTTTCGTTGTTGAGGTTGTGGCCACTATCATGTATTTAATTGGAATATTTTCTTGGGGTTTAAAATTGTTATGAAATTAGAACAAACGATATTAAGAAATTTGATTTACAATGAAGACTATCTTCGTAAAGTACTGCCATTTTTAAAGACCGAATATTTTAATGATAAAGCCGAAAAGGTAATTTTTGATGAAATACAACACTTCACAACATCTTATAATAGCACACCGCCGGTTGAAGCGCTTAGAATTGCCATCAGAGAAAAGAAAAATCTTACAAATGATGAAGTGGAGAGATGTGAGGCGTATCTACAAGATGTGCAAAACGATAAAGAAAAGACGGCCGAGATTCAATGGCTTGTTGATAAATCGGAAAAGTTTTGCCAAGAGAGGGCGATCTACAATGCAGTATTGGGGTCTATTTCTATCCTTGACGGGAAAGACAAGCAACGAGAGAAGGGTTCAATTCCCAAGATATTATCAGACGCTCTGGCGATAAGTTTTGATAATTCAGTAGGCCATGATTATTTGGAGAATAGTGATGAACGATATGAATTTTACCACAGAAAGGAAGAAAGAATTCCGTTTGATTTGGAATACTTTAACAAAATCACAAAAGGCGGTTTGCCTGCTAAGACACTTAACATTGCTCTTGCTGGTACTGGTGTTGGTAAGTCTCTTTTTATGTGTCATGTTGCCGCTGGTGCTATGTCACAAGGTCGTAATGTTCTTTATATCACCCTTGAAATGGCTGAAGAAAAAATTGCTGAAAGAATAGATGCTAATTTATTAAATGTATCTCTTGATGATCTTATGGAGTTACCAAAAGATATATATGACAAGAAGGTCGCTCGGGTCCGTGAAAAGACTACAGGCAAATTAATTATCAAAGAATATCCAACCGCTTCTGCTTCTACAACACACTTTAGGACCTTACTGAATGAACTTAATCTTAAACGCAGTTTTGTGCCCGATATTATTTTTATTGACTATCTTAATATATGTTGCAGTTCTCGTATTAAGGCTGGCGCAAATATTAATTCCTATACCTACATTAAGTCAATCGCTGAAGAACTTCGAGGTATGGCTGTGGAACACAATGTTCCCATAGTATCAGCTACACAGACAACTCGATCTGGTTTTACTAGTAGCGATCCGGGTCTTGAAGATACCTCTGAGTCATTTGGTTTACCGGCCACAGCCGATCTTATGTTTGCTTTGATCTCTTCTGAAGAACTTGAAGAATTAGGTCAAATGATTGTCAAACAGTTAAAGAATCGGTATAATGATCCTACACACTACAAGAGATTTACGATTGGTGTTGACAGATCAAAGATGCGCCTGTATGATGTAGAACAATCAGGTCAAGCAGGTATTGCTGATTCTGGCCAAGATAAACCAATAAACACTTTTGGTAACCGTGAGAAGAAGTCATTTGAAGGTTTTAAAGTATGATCTATTTACCAAGAGAAGATGCTCTTTATTGTGCTAAGGTATTCCATGATTACTTTAGTAACTTTAATGGAGTAGAAGAATATATGAGAGATGAGAAGTTAAAATCTCTAAGTGATATACCTTTCTCTTTATATCCTCTAGAAGATGATTTGTTTTCTGACTTCTCTATGCACCCTAGTGAAATGGACATTGAAGTTTGTGAATTACCTTCAGAAACATGGGAAACTTTGTTGAGTATTACATCATCCCATGTCAATAAACAACCAGTTGGTAAGAACATCAAACTGGCGGTTAAAGAAAAAAACACCAATAAGATACTTGGATTTATCAGGTTAGGTTCTCCTGTAACTTACATGAAACCTCGTAATGATCTACTAGGTCAAGTCTTTACACAGAAACCTGAGTGGTCCAAACAGTTTAATAAGTCCTGTATAATGGGTTTCGTAATAGTACCTTCACAACCTTTTGGATTTAACTATCTTGGAGGTAAACTTCTATCGGCCATTTGCACTTCTCATACAGTAAGAGAATTCTGTAACAAACGATATGGTATGGAACTCTGTATGTTTGAAACTACCAGTCTTTATGGTACTACTAAGAATATATCTCAATATGATGGTATGAAACCTTATATACGGTATAAAGGTATTACTGATTCAGATATTATGCCAATGATGCGTGGTGACCGATATGATAACCTTAAGAGTTTTATTGAAAGTAAAGTTGGTGATATATTAGAAGGAGACACCTCATCAACCAGTAGAAAATTAAGGACATATACAAAGATACTGGCGTTAACCAAAGCGGCACTCAAAGGTACTTTGGAAGGTGATGTGTTTATGAAGACTATTGAAACGGCTAAGCAATTAACAGAGAAGAAACGATATTATGTTTCCAATTATGGTTTTAAAAATTACTTAGAGTATGCTAGTTGTAAGTCCGATAAGTTAATACCTGACGAGAACTATGACAAACATGAATTAGAAAATGTTGTTTCGTGGTGGAAAAATAAAGCCATAAATAGATACGAAACCCTTAAAACTGAGGGTAGATTGAGAACCGAATTAGAAATTTGGACTTCAGGTAAAAAAATTCAAATCATAAGGTAAAAATGGCAGATAAAACCACACTAGCTGAATCATCACAAGCTTTGTTTTGTGCATTAGCTGACTACGTATTGTTAGTTAACGATAATGTGGATCAAACTTTCGATAAAGATCGTTATGGTTCTTATGAAGTATTTCAAAAGTTTTGGGACAAGTTATATCCTAATAAATCAATCGAAGCTATATTTAAATCTCACGTTGAAACTCCAAAAGTTTCTTTAAGAGAAATTAAAACATTTCTTACCGATAATCACGATTGGTTTATTTCTTCTATTTTGATTGCAAAGAAATTGGTTAAAGATATCGATGACGTTATTAGAAACTTTAAAGGTATCAAAAGACCAAAAACTTCAGAGATATGGTTTGTCCGTGGTGATGGTCCAGTTATGAGTAACATTGAAAAGTTATTTAAAATTGCCAATGAAACTAGAAAGAAAATGAATTCAATTTCTGGTAGTAAAAATAGAGAAATTGTTTTTGGTGATATTAATAAATGGTCACCTGCTGATATCTATTTTGCTTCTGATATGGCCAGAAATGAAATTGAAAATACACTAAAAGAAAATTCAGGAAAAGATTCGAAAGGATATTCATTCACCGATTTAAATATTCTAATTAGTGATTTGATTGAACAAGGTCAATTGTTACCATTATCATTAAAGAAATCTACCAGAGAAGTTAATCTTTATAAAGTAAACTTTGATAGACCACAAGAATTAAAAGAAATTAAAAAGTTGGCTTATCATGGAACTTCTGATTGGAAACCTTACAAAGTTAATGCACCACAAACCCGTGGTTTAGAAATTTATATAACACAAGATAAAAGAACGAAGATTCCTATTCGACATGACCCCTCAAGTAATGCTTTTAAAGCTGAGTTGGTCATTTCAGGCGGTGAGGCTCGTGGCGGTTCAGTAAGTCAGCCAGAATCAATGCGTGACTTAATTGCTATGATGGACGAATCATTTGCCAATAAGTATTATAAAATTATTACGGAATCTTCAAAAGATTTCTTAAAGAAAAGAAAAGGTTTAGGTACAAAACCTACCGATAAAAAATTAAAAGACGCTTATGATGATGTTCGTGAGCAATATAGTTCTTTGTATGTTACCAATGTAAATATTCCTCCATTGATTAAATGGTTAAATGGAGATGATAAAAGATCAGATAAATTTGTTAGAGCTCTATATGAATATGTTACTTCTAGAACAATCGATTCGGCAAAATTCATTATAGCAAAATAGGATAAATTATGGCACTCATTGACTTTAATAAACTTGCAGTTCAATATGCAGACAATAATGACTTTGGATTCTCCGCAGTATCGGAAGAAGAATATAATGCAACCATCACTAAAGCAGCAAAGACGATGGACACTTACAAGGACCGATTACTTGAAGTGGAAAAGATAATTATTCCTTTTCTTGCCAAACTACATACGACTGGAGATAAAGAATATATATATTGGCCTAACCGTAAACCTTTAATTGAAGAACAAATAGAG